AACAGAGCCCAAAGAACTACCGTTTACTAAAATGCCAATCATTCCTTTCTATCATGGCTTTGAAATAGTCGAAGATAAGATTATATGGAAGCGTATTGTACAGAAGCTTTTAGACCCTCAGAGGGTGTTTAACTACGCGGTATCACGTCAGATTGAAGAAGGTGCATTGGCTCCACGCGCTAAGATTATGATGACGCGTAAGCAGGCGGCAGGGCATGAAGACAAGTTAAAGACATTGAACACAAACAATGACCCTATCCAGTTCTATAACTATGTTCCTCAAGAACCCAATCCTTATCAGATTGGTGGTCCTCAAGTAAATCAATCGCTTGGCTTTATTGCTGAGAATGCTGCTTCCAATATCGAGGCTATCTCTGGTATGTATGCGGCTAACCTTGCTAAGAACCCTAACTTACAAAGTGGCGTGGCTTTAGATCATCAAATATCTCAAGGTAATACCGGCAATGTATCGTTCTTTGCTGATATGAACGTAGGCATAACGGCATTGTGTAAGGTCTTAATTGATGCCATCCCTAGAGTAAATGATACGACTCAAACTATTAGCATGATGAATGCTGATGGTTCGAGAGAGGATGTTGAGATAAACACCTATGAGCAAACCCCGCAAGGTATGAAGCCTAAGAACCAATTAAACATGGGTATGTATGACGTTGTATGCGAAATGGGGCCAATGTTTAAGAACTCACTTGAGAAAGGTAATGCGGCATTGCTTGAACTTGGGAAGGTTGTACCCGGTGTTGTGGAGGGTTCAGCGGATATTCTTGTAAGAAATGTTCCAGCACCTAATACCGATGCGGTTGCAGATAGGATGAGGGCCAGAATGTTTGAGCAAGGTCTTATTCCGCCTGATCAATGGACAGAAGACGAACAAATGCTAATGCAGCAAAGAATGCAAGCAGGCGATCAACCTGACCCAATGACTGTTATTCTTGAGCAGCAGCAAATGATTGAAGCTTTCAAGACAGAGCAGGAAGCTATGCAAAAAGATAGAGAGATTCAGATTAAAGAACGTGAACAAGATCGTAAAGAAATGGAAACGATGGCAAAAGCAATCGAAGGCATCTCAAAAATGATCAATACGGACGCCGATACTTTGCACAAATTACGTGAGGCCATGGGCGATGTAACCGTTGTTGGCCCTGATGTTGCACAAGCTTATAGTGAGCAAGCCGAATATCTATCGGAAACTATTGACAATAGAGAAAATTTATAATTTGCAATCTTTTAATAGTTTTTTATAATGAAGTTACAAGGTTTCGTTCTGCCTTAAAGAACGTTATTTACGTTTTAAACGACAATTACACAGGATAAAGACGCCATGAGCGAAGAGATGACCCCAGAGGTTCAACCGGAACTCGATTTAGAAATAAAGACAGCACCAGCAGAACCCGAAGCAGACCCATCCCCTGCTATTGAAGAGGAACAAGAGAAAAAGCCTCAAAACCGTGCAGAATCGCGCATTAATCAACTCACTGCTGAGAAGTACAAACTCAAGGCAGAGCTAGAAGAAGAAAGAAGGTTAAGAGAAGAGGCGCAAAAAGTAGTACCGCAGCCAGAAACTCAGCCTTTGAGTACCCCTCAGTCAGCCACAGCCCCGCCAAGTACAGATTTACTGTATGGGACTGAAGAAGAACAGCAGAGGTATCATGCAGATATGGCAGCTTATCAGCGCCAAATCACACTCGATACCATTAGAGAGCAAGAAGAAGCACGGAATAGAGCCGAAGCTCAAAGACAAAGAGCCGAAGAAGATGCAAGAATGCAATCTGAGTTTATAGCGAAAGCTAATAACTTAGGTGTCAATGTAGATGAAGCCTTTCAGGCAGCACAGACATTGCAAAGCATGGGGATTAACCCTGATCTTGGTCAAGCGCTAGCACACCATAATAGTGCGCCTGCCTTGATGGATTATCTTGCTAAAAACCCTGCGGAGTTTGACGACATTAATGGTGTCAGCAATTCAATCTTGGCAGCTCAGAAGCTTTTAGAGTTAGAGAGTAAGGCATTAACTAGAAATGTAAGTGCAGCCCCCGAGCCTGCGCCTGTTCTTTCAGGCATGTCTGCTAGAGAAAGTGAACCATTTAGTCAGAAGTGTCCGGGTGCTGTTTTCAAATAAAAGGTTTTTGAAAAATGGCAAATAATCTTGATAAAAACGTCAGTGAGATAGTTCTTAAAGAATTTCTCCCCGGCTTTATGGATGATCTTGTCTTGTGTAAAGAAGTAGATCGTCAAATGTTAACTGGCAGCATTAACCCAAATACGGGTGAAACTGTTCAATTCAAACGTCCTCATCAATACCAAGTGCAGCGTACTCCTGCGGGTGATATTTCAGGTGGTACACCATCTGCATTGATCTCAGCAACCGCTACAGCTCGCACAAGTGAATACATCACTATTGATATTGAGTGGACTCAATTAGAGCAAGCGATTAAGCTTAACCAGCTTGATGAAGTTCTTATGCCAGCACGCCAAAAAATGGTAACTGAGCTAGAGAATGAATTAGCAACTTACATGCTTAATAACGCCGGTCTTACTTTAGGTACTGCTGGTAGTGCTATTGATGCATGGGGTGATATTGCCGGAACAGGTTCTTATCTTAAAGCGCTAGGCGTTGAAGATGAGTATTGTGCAGTAATGAACCCTTGGGCGGCTCAAGATCTTGCTGATACTCAGTCCGGCCTTGCTTCAGGTGATAACCGTCTTGTTACAACTGCTTGGGAGCGTGCGCAAATTTCACGTCCTTTCGGTGGTGTACGTGCATTGATGTCTAACTCACTTGAATCTGTATTAACAGGTACAGCGACAGGTCCTTATGTTGGCGGTCTTGCAGCAACTCCTACTGTGACTTATGAAGCATTAAAAGACACTTACCAAATCACTGTCGATTTAACTATCGGTGCGGGTGAGACTTTGACTGCTGGCCAGCAAATTCAGTTTGATGATACCAATATGTTACAGCAACAAAATAAGAACGTATTATCTCGTAGAGGTGCTGCGATTCCATTTGTTGGCACAGTAACTGCTGATGCAACGGCTGATGGCGCGGGTGCTGTTCAGGTTGTTCTTTCAGGCGCTCCAATCTTTGATGTTGCTAACCCACAATACAACACTGTTGATCGTGCAATTGCTTTAGGCGATGACATTACTGTATTGGGTGCGGCATCTACTACCTATCAACCCGGTCTTTTCTTCTCAAAGGGCTACGTTGGGCTAGGTACTGTTGAGTTACCGCGTTTACACACTTGGGATTCTAGCGTAGTTAATTACGATGGCTTCTCTATTCGTGCTACACGTTACTCAGATCCGAAAACAAATACTCAAGGTATGCGTTTAGATATGCTACCATCATTTTGTGTATTCAATCCGTTCATGGGCGGGCAGTTCTTCGGTAACTAATAGGAGAGAGGGGGAAACCCCTCTTTTTTCTCTATGAAAGCAAAAGACGTTATAAAAGTTGCGTTGCGTTATTGTGGTGTAACAACAAGTTACCTAGAAGAGCCTCAAGACGCGTATGATATTTGCATCCCTAAGCTTAATCAGCTTTTAGATATTTATAGAAACCAGAATTTATTGGTTAACTCTGATCAGGCCGAGATTACTACGCCTAATCAAGATTTATCCTTCCCTGCTTATGCCTACCCTGCAATTGAAAGCAATCTTGCAAAGATGGTATGGCATTTGTTTAACATGGGCCAAGAGATGCCTATGTGGCTTATTCAGTTAGCCTCAGAAACTGAAAATGATATGTTTACTTTTGGCGGCGCGCCGGTCAATTCAGTCTTTCCAGAGAATCTACCCAAAGGTCAAGGCCAATGGTGGATGTATAATTGGAATTACTACCCCCAATGTGATCCGCCGGTATATGATTGTGGTGATGATAAAGTATTAAGTGAGACTGGCACACCTATTGTGACGGAGAAAACACGTAATGACACATGATGCAAAAAACAATGGTTGCGGATGTGGCCGCAGAAGTTGCAATATTTGCAAGGGCGTAAAAATATCTGAGTTTGGTGATGCTTCCAGTTTATCCGATAGCAATTTAATCCCTGTTGTAACCGGCTCGGGTGGTGATACCGGTAACTTTACCATGACCCTTGCTCAGCTTAGAAATTACCTCAATCAATCTGTTGATAATGGTGATATTGCTAACTTCGAGGATGGCACATTCCCTATAGTCATTGGTGGTCAGTTTGTTGAATCTTCAGTGGTCGAAGAAGATACAATTATTATCTTTTCTAAAGATATTCAAATCCCTGAAAACTCTCTACATTTCGGTAATTCGTTAAGTTTAAGTAATACGGGTGGTCAATTAGGCGTACAGACTGCCGTTGATAATTACATCATTCCGCAATATGTGGTTGATGATAATGGTTCATCTTTGCCGGTTTATTATAATTTTGGCACAGAAGTCTTAGAAAATATTCAAACAGACTTTAGCCAGAATATTACAGGCACTTCAATCAGTTTCTTATTCGATGAGAGCGCCTCTGATGAGGTTTGGAAGCTAAACACCATGCGCCTTAAGGGTGGTGCAGCCGTTTCAGGTGTACGTCTTATTATTTCCTTAGATGGCCCTCCTTTAGTTGATAACTCAAACATTATTTATAGCTTCCCTGATCAGGTGAGCTGGGAAAATGGCGCGGGTTATGATTTCTTAGCGGGTGATTTCACAATCGACACCACCCCATTACAGCTAGACATTGATAATACGTACTACATAACTTTTGAGGTTCCTGTAGGTAGTGGCACAACTATTGACCTTTTAGGTGATGGCACAACCCCTTTCTTACAGTCTGATGTGCAAAAAGGCGACATAGAGCATCTTATTACTTCAAATAATGCTGCGGTCATCTTCAAAGGTACGTTTGGAAGCCCTGCATCAACCACAGGCGGCGATTTGCCTTCTAGTGGTAATAATGTTGGTGAATTCTATATATGCGATCAGAATGCTTACAATTCGGTTGAGGCTGGCCTTACTTTCGACATGGGAGATTGGGCTCTATACGATGGTACAAGCCCGTGGGTAAAAGTTGATAACAATGAATCAGTGATGAGCGTATTCGGTCGTGTGGGCGATGTTGTTGCTCAGGCTGGCGATTATACCGCTGCACAGGTTACAAATGCTTTCGATACATCCACTCAGACAACAGACAATATCTCAGAAGGTGCAATTAATCTCTTTTTGACAGCAGCTCAAGAAGGGTTAATTAATTCAGCGTTGCAACCGGGTGACAATGTTTCAGAGCTTGTAAATGATGCGGGTTATGTGACTTCAGCATCAATCCCTGTAAGTTCTGTTTTTGGCCGCACTGGTGCTGTGGTTGCTCAAGCAGGCGACTATACAGCCGCTCTTGTGACAAA